GCCTACCGCTATGGTTGCTGTAAAGGTGATAGGTTCACCGACTGCCACCTCATCAATTTTTACTGATACCTGACCTGCAAAGGCTATTTTTGTGCCATCTGCCAATTCAATCTGAAACCACAGTGTAACTCCTTCTTTTGCCTTAAGCACTCTGAAAGAGTCTGTTGCTGCACTGTTGACAAACAAAAACTTACATTCTAAAGCCGAAGTATCAGATAAGCCCGCAATATACTGTCTTCTGGTGCTTGCCAGAGTAGTTACATCCACCTGTTCAGCATCACCAAATATTTCACCAATTGATTGTAAATCAGGTAAATTAGTATAAGTTGTACCACTGGATGTTTCTTTATACCCTAATTTGCTATTTTTACTTAAAATTGCCATTATCTAATCTCCTTTGTTTTTAACAAATAAGTTAATACTCGTTTAGCCTTTTCATCAGCCTGATAAGTTATATCTTCTGCACCTGTTCTTTTTGCTATATATTCCTTTATTTTGGAATCGACTTGTTGACAAATAGGTAGTATTTCAACTAAATTACTACCCCAAACTGACACACGAAGTATAACTCTACCATAAGCCAATGAATCACTAATAATATCATCTGTATCACTCACTATTGCATAAGTTAAACACGGAAATGTGTTTATCTCTTCTGTAATGTGTTCATGATAAACAGGAAGACCTAATTGATTTAATTTAGCCACTATTGGCTGATAAACATCTATCATTTGTTAATCTCCCTTTTAAATATTTTTACTATTTCTAACCCTTTATCTATCAGTGTTTGATAAAAAAATGGTCGTGCTGGTTGCCCTTTTGTTCTTTTAGCAAATATTTCTCTGCCATTTTCGTCAAGCCATCTCAACACTTTTTTGTTTTTTGGGTAAATATAATCTTGCCTTACACCAAATAAACCTGTGCCATGTTCTATATAAATGCCATATTCAGCACCACAAGTTACTACACACACATTATCTTTCATTTGAGTAGTTATCGATTCTCTTAATTCCCCATATCGCACGATATCTAAAGTAGTTATCTTTTCTTTAATCTGCCCTTCTAAATATAAACCAGCCTTATATAAAGCCTGATTTACTTTTTTGGGCTCTAACAGTTTATCTAATGCAATTAATACACTTTTTTTACTCATATCTTTAATAATCTTAATTGAGCCTTTCTTGTAGAATTTACACAACTGACTATTCGATATTTCTCTTCCCCACTTTCTAAAATCATATTTGGTTTACAACCTTTATAAAAAGTTAAACCATAATAGTTACTTATCAGCGAAGTAATATTATCAACCATTGCATATTTTTCTTCTTCTACAATCCAGGCTTCTATTACTGCAATATGGGAAGTAGATTTCTCTTGCTCCCCATATTCATTAATACGTTTATTGTCAAATAACAGATACTTTTTAAGTTGCCTGTAATTCATACCGCTTTCAACCTCTTGTATCTCATTATTCTTCTGTTGAGTTCTTTTGGAAATCCATCAGTGAACTTTTCACTTGCTCCGCTATATGACTGACTTTCTACACCTTCCACTCCAAGCCTGTGATATTTAATCTTTGCCATGTCAATGATAATGCTTATCTGCCTGTCATCAGTGTCGTCAAATGTGTTGTTGGTAATGTCCTCAAACTCATATTGAGCATTTTTAATTATTGCTTCTAATAAACCATCTTTTGAACTATCTTCAATGTTCAGATAGATTTTAAGTAGTGCTAACATAAAGCACCCCCCTTTGATTATACTACTGTCTTGTTCGCTACTGAATTGATGTAACCATCTAATTTAGCAATTACTTTAACTTTGTCACCAGAAGCCAGGTCTTCGCTGCAAGTCACTGAATATGCACTGTCTGCTGCTGTTGCTGTCTTGTCTAATTTTCCGTTGATATAGACTTCAACTGTTGCTCCAGTTGTTGCTGCTCCTGCCACTGTCTTCGCTTCCGCAGTATAAGTTGTGATAGTTGCTGCAGTTGCCTGACCTGCACCCATCATGACCAGCTTGTTGGCATCAGTAAATGCTACTAAAGCTACCTTTCTGTTGAATACAGAGTTTTTACGAGTGTTTGCATCTCTTTCCTGCTCGACTTCAATGCCTTTTTTGATGAAAGCTGTTACTGCTTCTTTGAAACCTAAAAATGCTAAACCGCTTGGAACTGCATTTGATACATAAACGTTAAAGCCAGCAACGGTGCCAATGTAGCCACTTCTTGCAAATGCTTCTACATATTTCAAATCGTCTTTAAGGTTTTTTCTTAATGCTGCCAACTGGTCTCTGTGTACCAGCATAAATCCACCGGTTGCGTTTTCAATAGGCATTTTTGAAATTGCGTCTACTACTGCGTCAAAGTTCCATGTTGATACCACCTGACCTAATTCAGCATTTTTCATTTCATTGATTGCTTTTTCTGTAAAGTCGTTAATCATGGTATCACCCATGTATTTGACTAAACTATCAATAGCGAATGGGTCTCTCATCGCCTGTTCGTCGTAATAAACACCTCTGCCCTGTGTTACACCAACTTCATATTCCTTTTCAATGAAACCGATTTCCATACTAGCTGAGTTGCCTGAACCCATTTGTAAATCTTCCACGTCTCCAGTACCGCTGTAAACGTGAACTTTTTTCTTCATACCTGCTTCTAAAGCAAGTGAATTGTCTACTGTTAAAAATAAAGCCATATCTAAACCAGTTGTTAACTGATTTTCTAAAGCATTTTCTAATACAAAATTATCATAAATTTGATTAGCCATCTAAAAATATTCCTCCTATTTAATAAATTGTCTGTAAATGTCCGGATTACTTTTAGCAAAAGCCTGCTGCTCTGACAGACTCATCTTGAAAAAGGCTTCCTTGCTCATTGCTCCACTTGGAACATTGCCAGTGTTTATTGTTACACCTATCTTTTTCTTGACTTCATCTGCTACCATGTTGTTTATTGCTTTTTCTAATGTTGCAATATTGGCTTTAGTTGTTTCAGCAGTGTCCGCTACTACTAAATCCGCTAAATCAGTTGGCAGTTTCTTGTCAGATAAAACCTGCATTGCTACAAACTTATTCTCATTCAAGGCTACAAGCTTTTCTCTTTCTTCCAAGTCTTTTTTCATCTTTTCGATTTCATAGGCTTGTTTTTCTTTTTCGTTCATAGCCTGGAGTTTAGCCGCTTCCGAGAGTTCCTGCTCTTTCTTTTTCAGAGCCTGTGATACTCTTCTGTCACCTTCTGCCTGTAATAATGCTTCTACTTCTTCCTGTGTATAGGTTTTTGTTTCTTTTTTGCTTTCTGCTACGTTTGCATTGTTTCCTGTTTCATTTACATTTGTTTTGATTTCCATATTTTTTCCTCCTTCAGTTCAAATGCCCTTAAGTATGAAATGCGGTTAGATTACCGCCATATAGCAACACCTACAATTCGGATGTTCAGGTAATTGTGGTACTTTTTCTATCTCCCACACCTTTCCGATATAAGTGCTGCAAGTTGAGCATAGTCGCTCATCTTCCTTAACCAGTATTCTGACTTTTTCAACTCCGTTTCTTTTGTATGTCATTAAAGTCGCCTGGTTAAATGCTCTGCTTACTTCTGTTCGTACCAACCTGTTAGCATTGTAGTAGCTGGTATTGAACTCTTTCATCAGAGCCTCTTTAAGCCTGCTGGAGCTGAATTCATCTTGAGCAAGCATATTCCCTACTGCATGATATATTCTTCTCTGTAATCGTGCTGTATCTTTCCAGATACGCACAGAAAAGTTGGTACCATGAAAATTGTAGTTAATAATCGTGTCAATGACTTCTTTTTCCAGTCCAGCCTTTGTTAGTGCCATAGAAGTAGTTACAATTACCTCTTCAAGCCTGTTTCTCAACTCTTTTTCAAATTGCTCTGCTAAAGTGTCTAGAATCGGCTCTATGCTCTTTTTACTGAACAATAACACTAACGTTGTATCGAAAACCAATCGTGCCAGTTCGTCTAAAATATCTTCATAAGTATCACGATAGTATTTTCTGATTTTCTTTTTGTCAGTTGCTTTCTTAAAAATTTTATCTTCAAGTTTTTCAATCTGTCTTTTCGATAACTTTTTCATCTGATTCAACATCCTTGTAAATGTCATCTGACTTTTTTATCTTTTCCAGCTCATCCTGTGCATTTTCAACAAATGGCAGCAAAGATAACAATGTTTCATCACTGACAATGCCACGAAGCTTG